GATCAATTTACCTTCTAGGTAGTTCGACATTGCATTGGTAGTCATAAAAATTTCCTTTCAGGGTTATGCGAATTGCTTGCGGACTTGGAACTTCAACGGGTCATAGACAGACTGCTTATCCCCGTTGTCATAGGTAAGTTCAATCTCGCCCTCGTAAGCACCTGGGTCCACATTGAGAATTGACTGTTGCGTGACCGCATCTCTAAACGAAAACAAAATTTTTCCGTTGATATATGGCGTCTGGCGCTCTGCGGTAATCGTTGACAAAACTGTTGTTGATCCAGCTGCGCGAAAGTAGATACGGACAGCTGTCGCGCTTTCTAAATTGATAGCTGAGCCGTCAAGGTCTCGTAAAGTGATTTGAATGAAGGGCCTTGTGTCGCCTTGCACCAATTTAATTTTTTCTGCCACATCAGACTCCTGTTAGAGAGACACGGACGTCCGCTCGACTATTGCCGCGACTTGCTCGTTGTCTTGCCACGTTCACGCCAGCATTGAACTGAGCTAACGCAGCGCCAGCCGCCGGTCCATTTGTCCACGGCTTGTTTGCCATTGACAGCAGCCGGTATTTCGCGCCGTAGGCGATGGTCTCTGCGTAGTCTTCGTAAAGAAAATCATCAATAATTTGAGCCGAGCGTGTTGGCTTGTATGCCACGCGCATAGTCAAAGCATTTGATGCTGTTGCTTTTGGCACTGGATAGATGGTCAAAGACCGAGCATCCTTTTGCAGATAGAAGCGCGGGTCTGACTGATTGACGTTTGCACCCACAAAGAGAGAGTTGTAAATCTCTGCATGTAAGACGTTGTCGGGGGCCATGGCCTCAAGCTCTATTCCCTTGAACCAGACTCGCATGACCTTGGTCACCAAGTTGTTTGTTGGCGGCTCCAAGTCGTAATCAATGACGCCAGCTACTACTGTGACTGGGTCGTGATCACGCTGCAAGACAAGCGTCTTCTCACAAAAGTCAATCACAGCTGCACGAATTGCTATGTCTGCGCTGATCTCCGGACAGTTTGAAACATCCGGTAGAACGTATTGATAAAAGTTGGAGGTCGTAGCCATTTAAACGTCAGCTTGCGCTGCCTTAGGTACGTTGCCGTCCATATTCGCAACGTTCGGTGAAGATGCGTAGCGCTTGCGATTGCCAATGCCAAGACTGCCAGCAAACATTTGATAGTGGACACCGGCTCGCTGCAAGTTCCCTGCGTATTCCGAATCCTTAGAAAAGGCGCGGTACAAGATGTAATCAAGCAAAACACCAGAGTAGATGTCCTCGCCAGTCAGAGCCGTTGTCGATGAAATGTCAGCAACAGCAATGTCAACAGGAGACTTGCTGTAAACAATTTCCAGCTGATGTGCAGCAGCTGCGGGTGGATAAACATAGAACAGCTTGGGTGAGCGTTCATCAAACATGAAATGTTTAATTGCTGTTGACGCGGGTTCTGTGTGCCAGTCAGGAAGTTGCGAGTCAAGTATTTCTCGCTCTGCAATTCTGACTGCACGACCAATTGCGCCGCCTGCTGCTACGTTACGAACAGCGTCTAGAAAACGATTGCCATCAGTGGGGATGGATTGTTTTGTGCCAGCAATAAGCGGCATAACAGTTGAATAAGAATAGATGTCTGGGCGATGGATTGCCAATTCGCGTCGGCCATCATTGAGGTATCGCAATAATTCAGCTTGAGCCCACCGGACGCTGGTCTGGTCTTGGAGTATGTCTCCGGCTCGCGTTAACAATTCACTGGGGGTTTGTGCCATTTAGCTCTCCAATTTCACGCATCGCTTTTTTGCGGCGGGTTTGTTTGACAACCACAGGCTCTGGCGCTGGCGCTAGGATTTCTTTGATCTGCTCTTCATAGATTTCAAAGTTCCCGCTGTCCATGAGGACCTTGTGAAATGCATAAACATCACCACTCGTTTTGTGTTTCAGCAAATGCATGTTTTTTTCCGAAAAAAATGGGAGACTGAGTAATCCCAGTCCCCCACGGTTGGCGCTATCAGGCTGAGAAGAAGCCCTGAACCAAGGCTTCAGGCTTGATCACTTTGTAGCCATAGACATTCAAACCACGGACAAGATTGCCGAATGTGGATTGCGAACGCAGTGACTCAACTTTTGTGATTTGCGAAGCGAATGTGATCGCATCGTTCGTACCGGCGTAGACAAAAGTGCCGCCCAAAGTTCCAGCACCAGCTGTCTTTGGAAGCAAGTTGCTCACGTAGATAGTGAAGCGATCAATCGTGCCAAGGCGACCATTGCGCAAAGGCGTTTGGCTGTCACCAGTGATCGAGGCATCTTTCAAATCAGACTGCTTGATCATTGCTGCCATCCAAGCTGGAATGACCAACCAACGGCCCGTCTCAGGGATGTTCTGCTCATCAAGAACTTGGCCCATGCCAACGATCTTGTCGATCACAGTGGTCTTGCTGATCTGGACAGATGCTGGCGTTGCAGAGCCATCACCAATGTTTCCATCACCCAGACTCACGTTGCCAGACAATGCACCGGCAGCAGCACCTTGGTTAGAAGCATGTGCGGCGTTTTTGATTGCAGACAACACATCTGTGTCAATAGCGATCTTCATTTGCTGGGCAGCATCATTGGTGAAGATGTCCATCAATTTCAAATCAGACTGCACGTCATCCACATCGTCAACGACAACTTGGAAGTACTTACCCTGATCGATGTTCAACTCGACCACGCCACCGGTTGGAACCTGTGAAGACAGGGTCTGGCCTTTGGAGTAGTTGCTGATCGTGATCGAGGGGATGGTGCGAATCTCAACCTTGTCGCCTTGGTCTTTGATTTCGCCTTCCCAGTCGTTGTTGGTGATAGCACTCAACACGGTGGATTGGTAGAACTTGACCTGGAGCTTGCCAGACCAAATTTGGGGGATAAAGCGTCCACCGTAACCATCAGCACCAGCTGCGAAAGTTGTTGTTGCGCCGTTTGCGGTGGCGGGACCGTAGGTGTAAGAACCATTAACTGCGAGGGTCATTTTGTTTCTCCAAAAATGTGACCCGCCGCCATACCTAACAGTAAGATTTCACGTGAAACGGTATTGTCTCAACGCAACCTTCCGTCCGATTGGGCGGCGAAGATATCTTGTTCAATTTGAGCCGCCTGTTCTGGATTGACCGCACCTCGCCGCACATCGTCATAGAAACGTGCGACTTCTTGCGTGTTCCATATCTTTCGCGCAGGGGGTGCGCTATGCGATTTACTCGCGCTAGGCACTACCTGATTTGCAAAAGATGGTCGAGGCGTCTCGACTTGGGGTTGCTGCGTGTCTGCGTAAGCGTTAAAGAAGTTTGCGATGCGCCATGCGTCGAGCTTTTCGTAAGCATCATCAAAAATCTCTTGCCTCTGCCGACCCGTATAAGGGTCTAGGCTGGAGAGGTGATCAAGGAATTTTTGATCTGTGTTTAGTTTTTCCCATTGCGGAGCGTCCCTATTCAATGTGTCAAAGAATTGGGAGCGAGCTACCGAACGCTGCTGCTCTGTGATCGTGTCAAGCTGCTTCTTAAGACCCTCATCAACACTTGGTGCTTGCTGGCTTTTGGCAGCGCGCTTAACCATGTCGATGAATTCAGCACCGTACTGCTCGATTTCCTCTGGCTTGATGCCATCGTTCGAACTGTTTGCTGGCGCGGCTACTGGCTCTGGTCTGCTTTGCGCTTCGCTCAATTGATCCTTGAGTTCACGGATCGACTGGGCCATACGAGGCATCTCTTTTGCCAAACGACCTTCAGCCACTTTTGCTCTTTGCTTCCAGTGGTTGATGTCGCCGCTTTCTTCCATCGGCTGGGGTGTTGGCTCCGATATTTCTGTCGCTGCGGGTTCCATGGGTGGAGCGCTTTGTTCAGTAATCGGTGGAGCGTCTAAAGGAACAGCTTGGACCGGTTCACTTTGCTGCACTGGAGCCTCGACTGGGGTAGCCGTAGGAGTTCCATACATTTCTTGGTAGGCTTTGTCCGCAAGCTCGGCTTGCTTCTCTACGTTGCGATTTACACGTGGCATTTAAATTTCCTCTGAGCCATGTCCGAACGCGCAGGGAGCCTCTTAGGAGTCTCTGCCTACGTTGATCTGGAATTCAGGGCGGGGTTGGATACCAGCTTGCGCTGGCGCTATTTAGTGTCCCGAAGAACACAGTTGAATCAGATCGGAGAGCGCAAGACAGTAGCCTTGCAGCTTGTGGCTTTGGACTGCTGCCGAAGCAGCCTCCAAGTCCCCGCGCTTTAACTCTCGCTCTTGATTCAAATACTCTAAAAATTGAGCAAAGTCTGAGTCCCGTCTCAGTCGCTCAATTGATTCTTTCTGTCTGGATGTGATCACTTTTTAAATGATTGACGTTGCCAAGACATCTTGTCGTGATGGGTGGGCATGGACTGGCTTACACCATGCTGAGTAATTAAGCCGCCGTTTGCTGCTTGCAATATTTCATCTTCTTCTTTTGGCAAAACATCTATTTCGGGTTTATCTTTGTTTTTGCCAAGCAAAACTTCTTTGAGCAATGCATCTTGTGTCTTGTTGCGATCTT